CTATAGCGTACCCAAATGATGAACCATCAGTAAGTACAGCGCACAATCCATTATCGGTCATGTAGACTTGGCTTTCGCCAACATCAATAGTACCAATAGGAATAGCAGCTGCTGTGTTAGTTAATGGTTGATCTACAACGATATAAACAGTTTGACCGATCACAGCATAGAGTTTACCTAAGCTTGTGCGATACAGACACCTGCACTTAAAAGAAACTTGATTGTCATAGTATAGAGTAGTACCAGCTGTAGGATAATGAGTTACTGGTACAGGAGCTTGCTCATTCTTCTGATTACTTTCAGGATACAAATTTACACAACGTTGCGCTCCCGCTATCAATGAGCGAGACTGATAAGCTCCAGATACTAGTGGAACTCTAGGCATATTTAACCGTTGTTATATACATCAGGAGCGTATATATTAAAGCCGCCACGAGCACCGTTATACTGTCCCGGTATTCTAAGTGACGGCACTTGAGCATTAGCATTTTTGATAGTATTCAATGCGACCTTAGCTAAGCCACCAGTAGACTGCTTAGGATCAACTCCATACAAACTGCAAATACGTAAAGCTAAATTGTAGTGAATAGCTTCTTCATACTCAGGTGGCATGGTAAGCTCATTGTCTAAGCTTCCACTAGTTTGAGTTACAGTAAAAACAAAATCTGAGCCAGTACCACCAAGATTGACGTTATCCACAGTCAACTCTTGACCAATGCTGTAACCATTACCATTACTATTCACCATCACTGAGCTAACAATACCTCCAGCGACAGTTATATCTAACGTAGCGTCCAATGAACCGAGTGCAGGATCACTAACCAATGGAACTGAAATATATGATCCGTCAACATAACCAACGCCAGCTGATTTGATGACGCCATTGGCTAAGCTAGTAGACACTCCAATAGGAAGCTTTGTAATCAAATGGATTAAGTAGCTGGCGCTAGGAATAGGCCACACATACACATTACCATTCGGGTAATGAGCATCGTAAAAGAACCAACCGGGAAATGAGTTTAATTCCTTCAGCGTTATACGTGCATAATCTTCATAGCTAAAGACTTGACGCAGCGGATAGCTGACAGGACTACCACTCTGAGCAATAGTCTGAATGAAATAAGCAGACTGAATTTTGTCTGGACGAATAGCATTGTAGTACTGACCGGGACCAATAGGATTAAATTTTTTATCGTTACCCACAGCACTGATATCAGTCAGACCCGGAACCAGCCAGCGACGTTTCTGCCACTGATCCAACATTCTAATCAGTAACGTATAACAATCATTAACATCTTCAGCCAATTGCGTTTGACCGACACCAAGGATGCCAGCTTCTTTGGAAGCCATTACGATCAAATCACGAGCTGTTGTCATGCTTTGACTTTCTTAACTGGAGCTTCTTTAGCCGCAGGAGCTTCCCAAGCTGCTGCTTTCATTGCAGCATCTTCTTCTTCCTTATTATGTACAGCAACAGCGTTTTCAGCTAAGTGCGTACCTTTAGGATAAATGATTTTAGGGTACATGGCTTACTTCCCTGTTAGAAGGAAGGGGTACAGTGTATGAGCTGTACCCCTTTGTCTATCTATCTAAGCCTAAGCTTAAATCTTACCGGCGATCACACAGCACCACTCAGGACGAATGTACAGGAAGCCATACAGAACGTCCAAACGAGTAGCCAGCTGATCACTAGCAGGAAGGTAATCAGTCAAGACACGCATCGCGATACCATCATACTGAGCACGAGCTGCTTCTTCAACAGCGTGACGCGGCATAACAAGATCAGCAGTAGCCATCGTGATTGCCTTCTTAACGTAGGCAATCGACTTACGATAGACTTCGCTAGCCTTGTTCACCAGACGCACAATGGCACCAGTGAGAGGCAGAATGTTAACAGTCTGATACGGAACGGTAGTGCCAACCGGATCAGTAGAAAGCGGACCAATGATACCCGGATAAAGCGGAATGAGGGTAGCAGTGCTGATAACGTCAGCAGTGACAACAAACTGACGAAGCGTACCAAGGCTCTGCTTGTTCACACGATTGACAGCGTTAACTGCGTCAATCGTAACGAAGTCACCCTTCTTAAGCGTACCGCTAATAGCAGTAGTCGTAATCGGACCACCAGAGAAGGCAGTAGGAACGTTGTTACTAGCAGCTGCAATAGTAGCAGCGCTATTGTAGGTACCAGTGGTATGCTTGATTACAGTCTGATCACGAAACCACTTATCGTAACCAAGACCAGACTTCATCATGCCGCTACGGAACTGAGCAGAGATTTCAGGAGCGGGGTTAAGAAGGCCAGCGAGCGAAACAGTAGTGAGAGCATCAGTAGTCGGGTCATTAACAACGTTGCGAGTCATCTGATCAGCAGAATTGTCATCCAATACAGCGTTAGCCAGAAGGAACTGACCTGAACCGGGAATGGTGACATTACCAGGACCATCAACGTTAGACACGTAGTTACAAACACCACCTTCAGAACCAAGCATGATGGTGGAAGCAACGTTACCAGCGAGATTGTTGATCATGGGAGCCATAACGCGCTCAGCATAATCATCCAAGCTCATCGTGCGCTCAGCAGTGGTAAACGGAACGTCAACGCCAGACTGAGTAGAGACGTTGAGGGTAGTTGACTGTTCGTTGGTGTCCTGAAGCACCATTGTAGCACCTTGACGAACGATATAATCATTCGGCAGACGAATGCGAAGCGCAGTACCAATCTTGGCACCGTCAACAGCGAATGCGCTGTCATACTGAGTGTCGATATTCTGAATGAACAGATTGGAGTTTTTGAACAAGCGCACAGCTTCGCGCGTAATCATGTTAATAGTGAGAATTGACGTAGGCATAGCCAAATGTCCTTATGTGAATGGGGTTTCTGATGAGCAAAAAAGCTGGTGCTTGAGCCAACTAATTTAACAAGCCATCAGTGCCATTAACCGGACAAAGGCGGGTAGCTAAGCCTAAGATCAGGGTCTACGAAGCGGACCAAGACGCTGTGTGGGTACACAATCTACCAAATAAAATGATTTGTAAAGAGGCGTGAGCAGATTTTTAATCTGCCCACATCAATCGCTTATCCAGCTAAGTTAGCCTCACCACTTACCAGCTTTGCGCCTATCTTCGTTGCGCTTCCTGATCCAATCTTCATCAGTCATGCTATCATTAAGAGTGGATGACATTCTGTTACCACCACCTATATTAGCATTAGGCGCTGGTACTTTTGAAATTGGCTTAGGAACTATTTTCTTAGCAAGCTTATTATCTAGCTTAGCTAATGCCAAGGCTTTACGACCATCACTCATCTTGTAAATATCTTCAGCTTCGTCTACATTGACAGCCAAGTACGCCAGTACAGCTGCTCCATTATCAAGATCATCTAAGATACCAATCATAACAGGAGGTATCAATCCAATATCTTTAGCCATTTCATTTACATTTTTAGTGAAGTTTTTATCAATAACCAAAGCAGCTTTAGCTAGCTTATTACAAGTCTGCTCAAACTCACGTTCAATAGCCTTAGCTTCAGCTTTAAGATCAGCTCTGCGCTCTACTTCTTCCTCAGTGAGAACTAGATCACCATCAGCTTGCTTAGCATCTAACAGACGCTTAAGCTCAGCGTTCTCAGCATCAGTTGTTCTGGATTTAGCAGTTAAAGCGTCAATACGCTTCTGCATCCTTTCAACTTGACGCTTGGTTTTGGTGTCAGCTTGAGATGCTTCCTCTGCTTCACGAGCTGACTTTTCTTCAGCTGTTTCTTCTTCAGCTTCTTCTTCAGGCTCAGCTTCAGGCTCAACCTCATCCTCTGGCTTCGGTTCAGGCTCTGGCTCTGGCTTAGGATCATCCTTCAGCTCTACAAGCTTACCGTCATCATCTTTGGTAATGCCTTCAACTTGAATGCTTTCGCGTTCAATTTCAGCTGCTGTTTTCTCAGTGTTCATTTATAGTCCTCTTTTAGTTATTTCTGCTTGAATAGCATTTTGAACATTAATAAATTCGATATTGATAACTCTAGGCGGCTGACCCTTCATCTTTTCAATGTAACGAGGATCACTGGCAATATCTACCCACTTTTGATAGGATGCTATCAAAGAAGCTTTAATAGCCAACAGTTGAGCATCGGTCAAATCATCAATACTTTGACCACCCCAAGTTTCTTTTATCTGCTCAACTATTGGCATATCAAATCTCCTTAACAAATACCCTTCAACGTCTTAATCTTATCACGAGCATGTTTCTTTACGTCTTTCATCAGCTCTTTGTTGCTGCGATGACGCTCAGTACGTTCGATATCTTCAAGAGCACTCTTGGCACGATGCATCCTATCCTCAGCAAGCGCAGCGTTATTTGCTGGCGTAACAACAGCAGCAGGAGCTTCTGAACCAGCTGTTTTATTCTTGACGCTCATCCCAGTGGTAGGTTTACCAACAGGTAGTCCGGCTTTGACAACTGGCTTATGAGACATAGCTTACTTCCTTTCCAAACACGATGAAATACTTTCAGTGTTTACGATGATAGGACTAGACGCAACTTCCTTAAATGGGTTTACCGGCACCGGCACAGGTTCGTTGAATACGTCAAGCTCTGGATCAGCTTTACGTTCCTCCAATGCCGCAAAA